TTGGCATCGCAGAACTCGCAAACCCGGCCGTCTTCGGCCGTGACCCACTCAACCATCTGGACCCCGGCCTGCCGGTAAATCTCGGCCGCGCCAGCGGCTTGAGCCCTGGTTACCTCAGTCTGGACGATCATCGCCGCCGCTATGGCGGACCCCAGGACGCCCAAAAGGGCTGCTGGCAAAGCAGGGGCACCGGCTAGGAGCACTTCTGCCAGTTTCCTGAGCAGGGTGGTAACGATCTGGTGGGTCCACTGGGCGAACTGGAGCTGCATGTTCTGCTGCCCCTGCGCGGTGCCACCGGCCTGACTGCCGGTTACCTTGCGGGCCGAGGTGATGCCCAGGTCCCAGGCGTTAAGCCAGATCTCCTGCAAAACCGGGGCAAGGGCCCGTTCAAGCTCGCCCCTGATGCCCCGCTGTTCCAGCCAGGTGTAAGCGTCCGTCTTGTTAGGGCTGGCCAGCCAAGCCTTAGCCAGCGCTTCGGCGTTTACGGCGCCCTGAAGCCTGTCTATGAGCCGGGGCGTGAATAGGGCGACCAACTGGATGTCTTGCTGCCATCCTGGCCAGTCGCTTTTGGGCCAGCACCACCGGCCTTAGCAAACTGGACAGGCAGGCCGGGCTTGAAACCCATTTCCCTTGCGAGATCAGCCGTCATGTGCTCAAACTCAAACGGCCTGGTCTCAGAGCCAGGCCGGATCTTCCTGGCCCAGCTCTGGTAAGTCAGGATCTCGCCGACAGCCTTGTCAACGCTGGCAGTCATCTTAGGCCGTGGCGCCGGGGTGTTGCCCATCGTCACGTCGTCACCCTGGACATCAGGGTGCTCGCTGGCCGGTTCGATCAGCACCCCGGCCGGGACCAGCTCGCTAGAGCCCTCAAGGTAAACCACGCCGCGCTGAGTCTCCAGCACGGCCATGTCCGCTTCACGGAACTTGTAAGCAGGCTGGCCACGGTTGGCCCGGTCCTCATTAAGCGTCATCCGGCCAGACCTGACGCGGGCGTCCGCCAGGGCGTCCGCCGCCGCCTCATCCTCATCTTCAAGGCCGAGGAAGTGAAACTCCAGCTCGGGGGCGAGCTTAAGCTGATTAGCCTGGATGCGGGTCAGCAGGTTTTCCAGCCTGCGGCTCGTCGGCAAGGTGGCCTTACGGTACTGAAGGTCAGCCTTGCCCTCATGGTAACCGGAGCTGCCCAGCCCGCCCGGCTCGGTGAAACCGTACTCGGAAATGTCAACGTCGAAATGGGCCAGGACCAGCTTGAGGATGAACAGGTCATACTCGGGCCGGTAACGCTCGGGGATGGCCCGGTCGTTTGACGGCTCAATGCCCACCGGGAGCATCCGGTTCCGCATGCGCTCGGCCGTCTGCCCGCTAAGGTGGTCGTTAAGGGCCTTCTCGTATTCCAAAAGCTGCCCCGGCGTCCAGTCGGTCTGCCCCTTGTTGATAAGCCAGGTGGCAGGCTGGGCACCCTCGGTGTATTCCGAGATCATCCAGGCAAAACGCTTATTCCACAGCAGGCCGTCAAGCAGGGCTTGCTCCGTTGGCCCGAACCCGTAAGGGCTGTAAGTCCGCATGACCCACCGCTCGTAAATGAGCTGGGTTGAGTCAAGCGCCCCAGGCGTTACGATCTTGCCGTCCATGTCGATCGTGTCAGCGGTGAACTCGCCACGGGGGAAGCCGTAAAGCAACTGCTGGTAAGCGGGGCTCGGCGGCTCAGGCCGCCCGCCGGTCTCATCGAGAAGCGGCTTGATGGTTGAGCCGTCGATGATCCACAGTCCAAGCAGGTCACCCCCGTAAGTTTTATGGGGGTAGATTGCCATCGCATCCCAGGTGAGGGCTTCCTCCACCAGGAGCCCGATCCACTGTGAGAAGTCCCGGCCGTTCTTGCGATCAGGGTTGGCCCAGAAGTCCAGGCCGCGCTCAATGTCGTCGCCGTACTTGTCCCGTATGCCGCGCTCGATCGTGTTCTTAGCCTGGCCGGTGATCTTAGACTGCCGCTCGATATACCGGGCGGAAGGCTGCACCGTCCAGTCAAGCGTGGAAATGGCCGTCTTGCGGATCTCAATGCAGTTCCGGAAAACCGGGCTTTCCGCCGCCTTCTTAAGCGTGGCCCACGGCACAACCCGGTCGGTGACACCCGGCAGGTTGATCGTGACCGGGTACTGAAACAGGCGCGGGTCGGCAAGGCCATCGGGCCTCGGCGTGTCAAGAAGCTGGGGGGCCAGGGGCCAGCCGGGGGGGAACCCGGCTTCCCGCCATTCCTCCGGGCGGCTAAGCGGGCTGGCGCCCGCAACCCTGGCGGCCTTCAGCTCGCTTGTAAGGGCCTGGATCTGCTGGGAGATGTCCTGGGCGCCCGGCTGCCCCGGAGAAACCCCACGGCGCTTCCAGAGGCTTCTACGGGCCATCTGGGTTAAGCCGCCCGTCCAAGCAGGAACTCAAAATACTCGGTTGCCGAAGACGTGGGCGTGTAATAGGCCAGCAGGAGCGCATCAGCGTTGTCCGGGCTTCTCCCCAGCCGGGTCCGGACATCATCCTTAGGCTCAACCTTGACTCGGCCCTTCAGGTCATGTGAGTAACGAACTTCAAGCAACTGGGCAACCGTGTTGTCCGCGTTGTCCATGCCAGACAGGTCCCAGGCCCGGTCTTCGGCCGCGAGGCGCCCGCATTCCCACCAAAGCTGCGACCTCAGGTTGAAATACTTATCCGGCGCCGAAGGGGACTTCTCAGCCACGTTGACGCCGTAAACCCTGGCCTGGTGGAAACCAAGCTCCTTAAGGTTCCTAAGCTCACCTACGACGCCAGCGCCGACACCGATCGAGTCAACCTTCACAGAGCTTGCCCCGGTCTGCTGGAGAGCGTGGATGATCAGCCGGGAGATGGTTTCAGGCTTATCGGAGTGTTCTCTCCACTCCCTGCCAGCGGCCATGCCACGGCGTTCCCTGATAACGGTCTCGTCACCGCCGCCTCCAACGTCAACGCCCAGCTCAACCGGGACAAGTTCATGGGATGCCCTGGGTGCCGGTATCTGGCAGGCGTAAACGTCGGTCATACGGACCACAGACCACGGATGGTCTGTGGGGAACTCGCCAAGAACCTTGGCGGTGTAAAGCGGGTTATCCTCGCCCCACTCGGCCTTACGGTCGTCAACCCACCGATGGCCGGTTAGAAGCTCGCGGAGCTGTGCTGGTACTTCCTCACCCGTGAAGTTGGGTGAGTCGAAACAGGAGATCTTGAATGATTCCCACCCCGGCGTCCCCTGGCAGAGCCGCCTGAAATGGGAGTTAGGATCGTCCGGGTTGCCGATCGCTAGGATTCGGCACTGGTCTCCGGTTGTGATTGTCTCAACGGCGGTCCAAAGCCAGGAGGGGATTCCGCACGCCTCGTCAAGTATGACGAGAACGAATCTACGGTGGATACCCTGAAAAGCAGACTCGGAGTAGTCGGGCGGCTTACGTCCCATACCAACCAGCCGTCCATCAACGAGCCATCGGTCAGTGCGCTGCACCACTCCCGGCAAGCTGGCACGGTCATGCAAGCCCCTTATTTCTTCCCACAGAATCGCATGAACCTGATCCAGGGAAGGCGCCGTGGTGACAACCATGGTTTCGTCCGCCGGGTGAACGTCGATCCACCAGGCCGCCAGCGTGGCGGCAAGGAAAGACTTTCCCAGGCCGTGAGCGGACTGCACCGCAGTCCGCCTGTTGTCCACGATCGACTGGGCTATCTCCTGCTGCTTGGACCAGAGGTGAACCCCGGCCCGTTCCTTAGCCCACTGCACCGGGTCATCGGTGAGGTTCCTTGTCGAGAACAGCCCGGCAGCCGTGGAAAATATGAGGTTTGGGTCGCCCATGATCCCTCAGGGCTCAGTTAAGCCCGAACCACCACGCATGGTTATCGCCGTTGAGCTGCGTCGTCGGCGTAAACGAAGCTGGCAAGACCGTCTGGCCGCCCGTTGAGTACGTGGCGAACCTGAGGTTGCCCGCCCCGGCCGTAAGCCCGATATTGCAAGTGGTGGAAGTGATGACGCTCAGCCTGCCAACCGATGGGCTCGTGGTCGTGAACGTGACCAGGAGCGCGATCCAGTACAGGCCCGGTGCCGCCAGGTACGTAGAGGTGAACGGAGCTGTCTCTGGCCCGGTGCCGCCCGTCCAGATCGCGTCTGCGCTCCGGTTGGCAGTCTGGGCAACCAGCGTCCCCGAGGCGTTGTAGAGCCCGAGATAGGCGTTGGTAATTGCCACCCCGGCGGCACCCACCGTGCAAAGGGCGTTCGTGAGGGTCTGCGTGTAGGGGATGCGAATGCGGCCCAGGTACACGGTGCCCGATGTCAGCGTGGCACCGGATGCGCCCATGAGCGCCGCGTCGAAGGTCTGCGCGATTAGGCCCTGGTCGGAAGGAAGCCAGCCCTGGCCGGTGTCGGGGACATACACGCTGGCCGTGTTGTTGAAGACAAACGGGTTATTCTTCTGGTTCTGGATCTTGCAGTTGACCATCGTGGTCGGGCCACCGGAAACCTGCTCCTGTATCGCCCGGAGCTGGTCAGTGCCAGACCCGCTGAACCAGCAGTTGCGAACGTCAACCGGGCCGACACTGCCGTCGATCAGGATGCCGTTGTCGGTGTTGCCGGTGACCTCGGCGCCGTCAACGAGGCTGCCGCCCGACCCGCTGGCGAAGTGGATGCCCTCATGGTTGGCGGTGGCCCGCAGGTAAGAGCCGCCCTGGATAATCACGGGCGCCTGGCAGTACAGGTTATCGGCGCCGTTGTCAGCCGAGTAGAAGTCGCTGATCTTGTAATCGGACCCGGAACCCGGCGCCAGCCGGAAACCGTTGTTAAGGTTGCCCCGGCTTGAGCCGCCTTCAACCTTAAGATGGCTTACGCCAAGGCTACTGCCACCGTTGACATTGACGCCGTAGTAGTTCCCGTAGCACAGGTTGCCCGAGAGAACGATGTCATCGGTATCATTGATACCGATTCCCCCGGCGTCACCATTCGTGCTTGTATGGTTGTAGCAAACATTGTCCGCTATGACGCCATGGGTAGACTGGATCGAGGAGCCAACCTCGTTAGTGAACCGGGATTGAATGCCCTGAATGGCGTTGTCGTGGCAGACGTTCCCGGTGAAAGTGAAGTAGTTGCAGCCCTCGGAACCGATGCCGTTGCCCTGGCCTGCGGACGGCCCGTTGCTGAAACACACGCACCCGGTAACGGTGAAATAGTTTGAGCCAAGCCCTTGAATACCGGAGAACGTGCCGCCCGAGGCGACACAGTTAAGGATGGTCACGTTACTGCAAGGCGTGTAAGGCGTGACGTTCTGCGCCCGGATGTAAATCTGGTTGTCGCCGCAGTTGGTCAGCCTGCACCCACGGATCATCATGTTGGTGCAGCCGCCGTTGGCCATGATGCCGGAAACGTAGCAGTTGTCTATCCGGCAATCCTCGATCGTGACATCATCACAGCCCTGCATCCAGATGCCATTGAGGACAAGGTACTGGGTGCCGAGCTGGTTGACGTTGACCCGGTTGCCGTCCATGGCAATACCGGAGATGAGGATCTTGGTGCAGCCGGTGAACTGGAGCAGGTTCGGCTGAGTGGCGGCCTTGGCCTTGAACAGGCTTGCCCGGCCAGCGCCCCGGATCTTGATCCCGGTGGCCCCGCTCAGGGCGGGCGTGGTGCCAACCAGGTAAGTCCCTGGGTCCGCATAGCCTTCCGCGCCAAGCCCGGTGGCGGCGGCGATGGCGTTAAGCCAAGCCTGCACAGCCGCCGAATCATCGGTGGTCCCATCGCCCTTGGCGCCGAAGGTCTTGAGGCTGATCGCGCCGCCAGGCGCGGGCCCCCATGCCGATCCCTCACCGCTGCCCGTGGCGACCGGGACCATCCCCGCCGCCGGGGTGCCCGCCGGGACCGGAAGGTAAGTGGTGACCGGGACAGGGCTGGG